ATATCAAATTAAGAGACATTTATCTTATGAATCGCTCTTCAGAAAATCCATATTGCTCTGCTTTAAAAACGTTACGCGCTCAGCCATTCCACCAACTTAAGCAAATTGGCGATCAGTGGCGGACGCCTGATCGGCTTTGGTGGGGCATCAATTCAATTTATGGTCCGTTCGTACTGGACCTGTTTGCAGATGCGAGCAATGCCAAATGTGAGGCCTATTACAGTGCAGAGGATAACGCACTATCACAGAACTGGTCTGAACGTCTGGCTGGTCTGAACGGTGCGGCATACGCGAACCCACCCTATTCCCGTGCTTCACAGCATGAGGGACAGTACATCACGGGCATGCGCCAGATTATGGCTCACACGCTCGCGATGCGAGAAACAGGCGGTCGGTACATATTTCTGATTAAGGCTGCAACGGGTGAAGTTTGGTGGCCGGAAGATGCAGACCACATCGCTTTTATTCGCGGGCGCATCAGCTTCGACCTGCCAACTTGGTACCGGCCAGCTGATGGACAGCCCTCAGAATCCTCTGCCGGGTTTGGGGCCGCTATCGCGGTGTTCGATAAAACATGGCGCGGACCTAAATTTGATTACATCAGTCGGGACCATCTTGAAGCCCGCGGCGCAGCATTTCTGACGCAGATTGAACGCGCAGCACGCAATCTGGTGCCTTCAGCACAGAATAATGATCAGCCCGTGGCGCAGGACGAAAAACCTGATGCCGATGAATCAGAAGTACCCATGACCAAAGAGCAGATTATTGCCGAAAGCGGCTTTGACGTGTGGGCGTGTGCTGTAGCTGCATTCGGGGATCTGCCCGCTTTCTCATTCAGCCAGTCAAAGTTTGCGCATACCTGGGCCGCTGACAGCGTGGCCAATCCCGTCATTGCTGCCGTGCCAAAGGAAACTGTCAGTAAGGCAGTGTCGATGATCGAAGCAAAGGCCAATGCTGATCAGCTGAAAGAATGGGTTCGCGCTAGTTTTGATCCTGACGTTCGTGAAGAGCAGATGGAAAGGCTGCAGCGCGTTGCTGAAGAGTGTCGGGAAGAATATCAGCTGTTTATGCATGCAGTTAAACAGCTTGATCGATCAGTTCTGGACAATATCAGGGTACTGCGTTCTGCCATCCGAAGTGCGCTCACGACTGAAACCAATGATGTATGGCCTGCTGAGGTGACACTAATTGCTGATCAGATTTCTGGCCTGCCCGCCATAGACGAAAGGCACCACCGAAAGGTGCTCCAGCATATCAACCGAATGCTGCTCGAGCGCCATCCATCCGCTGAAATTATTACGGCAGCTCAATCACTAACAGCATCATTTGGAGATCACGCCCAATGAGGGAAATCATCGTTGATAACTTCGCTGGGGGCGGTGGTGCCAGCACCGGGATCGAAATGGCTACCGGCCGCAGCGTGGATATTGCCATCAATCACGACCCGAACGCGATCGCCATGCACACCACCAATCATCCGGACACGCTGCACTACTGTGAATCTGTGTTTGAGATTGACCCGGTGACAGCGACAGCAGGCGCGCCAGTCGGGCTGGCGTGGTTTTCACCTGATTGCCGCCACTTCAGCAAAGCCAAAGGCAGTAAACCAGTTAAGAAAGAGATTCGCGGCCTGGCGTGGATCGTCATTCGATGGGCACTGGCAAAACGCCCGCGCGTTGTCATGCTTGAGAACGTGGAGGAGTTTAAAACGTGGGGGCCGCTGCTGGCGGATGAAGACAGGCCAGACCCGGAACGTGCGGGCGAGACGTTCGCTGCTTTCGTTGCCATGCTGAGCAATGGCGTAGCAGCTGATCACCCGGCGCTGGACGAGGTTTGCGAATTCCTCAGGATTGGCCGCCATAGCGCAGATGCTCACCGCCTGGTCGCTGGATTGGGTTATACAGTCGAATATCGCGAGCTGCGCGCCTGCGACTTCGGCGCTCCAACAATTCGCAAACGCTTCTTTATGCTGATGCGTTGTGACGGCGAGCCAGTTACATGGCCACAGCCATCACACGGTGACCCGAAAAGCCTGGCTGTGCAGTCAGGCCATCTGAAGCCATGGCGCACCGCAGCGGAATGCATCGACTGGTCAATTCCCTGCCCCAGCATTTTCGAACGCAATAAGCCGCTGGCGGAAAACACGCTTAAGCGCATCGCGCGCGGCATCCAGCGCTTCGTGATCGACAACCCGACGCCGTTCATCGTGAAGTGCAACCACACCACCAGCAAAGGCAGCTACGACTGCTTCCGGGGACAGTCGCTTGATGCTCCGCTTCAGACGATTACAAAAACTCATGGTTATGCAATCGTTGCACCAATATTTGCCGGTACCGGCGGTTCGACATTCCAGATGAAGCCGCGCCCGGTAGATAAACCGTTCTTCACGCTGCTGACGCAGAATCGCACCAACGTGATGTGCCCGCTGCTTGCGCCGGTTATCTCCCGACAGTTCGGCAACAGCATCGGCCATCCAGTTGATGATCCGACGGGAACGGTAACGGCCGGTGGCGGTGGTAAAAGCGCATTAGTTTGCCCGACGCTAATTCAGATGGGATATGGCGAACGCCAGGGGCAAGCGTCTCACACTCTCGATTTACACAAGCCTGTAGGCATTGTAACGGCTGGGGGCAATAAATTTGCAGTGGTGTCGGCGTTTCTGGCTAAACACTTCGGCGGCAATTACACCGGCCCCGGCGCCGCGATGGATGCGCCAGCCCACACGGTCACTACCACCGATCATCACGCACTGGTAACGAGCAATCTGGTAAAGCTGCGTGGAACCTGCAAAGACGGCCAGCGCACTGATCAACCTATGCCAACTATCACCGCCGGCGGTCAGCATGTCGGTGAGGTGCGCGCATTCCTGATGAAGTATTACGGTAATGAGAAAGGCGGCGTGGGCCTAACAGATCCGCTGGGAACGGTTACCACCAACGACCGTTTTGGTCTGGTAACTGTCGACGGCACTGATTACGAAATCGTGGATATCGGTATGCGCATGCTGCAGCCACACGAACTTTATGCCGCTCAGGGTTTTCCCTCCTGGTACGTCATTGATCAGGATTATCGCGGCAATAAATACGCCAAAGATAAGCAGGTTGCCCGATGTGGAAATGCGGTACCGCCCCCATTCGCCGAAGCGTTAGTGCGCGCCAATCTTCCCGAAATGTGTTCCCCAATTGCTCAGGAGAAAATCGCATGAGTCTTGATGTAATGCCCATTTCCACATACTGCCAAACCACCGGTGAATCGGTCGATGCCATTAACAAACGGATACAAAGGAAGATCTGGCAAGTGGGTGTTCACGTATTAAAAGTGGACGGCGTCCAAGAACGCTGGATTGATCTTGAAGAGGTAAACAGATGGGCAAGAAAGAGCAGGGATCCGCTTTACCGCGGGGCATAACAATTCGCCGGCACCAAACCGGCGATACTCTTCAACTTACCTTTACCTTTAAAGGGGTTCTCTGCAGGGAACCCCTTTCAGGTTTAGAGGTAAACCCACGCAATATTAAATATGCCGATCGCCTGCTGGGCGAGATTCAAAATAAAATATCACTGGGCACTTTCCTGTACGGCGACTACTTCCCTAAATCAAGGAAGCTGGCAATGTTTGGCGAAGTGAAGAAAACGAAAACGGTCAGGGAATACCTGCTCGAGTACATCACTATCTGCACTAACCGCAAATTATCCCCCTCCACCATTGATGGCTATCAAAAGTGCATCACCGCTCTTTCAGCGCTTCACGCTCTGCCGGTCACAGAATTGACCGCTGGAGTTATGAAGACGTGGATCAGCAATAAAAACGCCAAGCTTAAAACCATCAGAAACCTGCTTTCATTCCTGCGCAGCGCGCTTGATGAAGCTGTGACAGATGGGCTTATCGAGCTAAACCCGGTATCTCTGGTTACCGCATCGCGCTATCGCCCCAAACAAACGACTGAAGAAAAAGATGACTATGTTGTCGATCCGTTCACTCCTCACGAGGCTAAAGCCATTTTCCATGCGTGCGCCTACGAACAGTGGCGCTATCTCTTCCAGTTCGCGATGCACACCGGCTTGCGCAGTTCCGAACTTTGCGCGCTGCGCTGGCAGGATGTCGACCTGGTGCACAACACCATACACGTTCAGAAGGCGAGCGTGATTGGCGTGATCAAAGGAACCAAGACAGCAGCTGGTACACGAAAGGTTGAGCTCGATGATATGGCGCTTTCAGCTCTGGCGGGCATGCGGTCGCACACATTTATGCGCAGCGAGTATGTGTTTGAGGATCCAAAAACGATGGAGCCATGGAGCGGTTCAGCAGCAATCCGTAAAAAGGCCTGGATGCCAGCGTTACGCCGCGCACAGGTTCGGTACCGGAATCCATACCAGACACGACACACCTATGCGACCAGGCACATCAGTATCGGCGTAAATCTTTATTGGCTATGTGGGCAAATGGGTCATAAAGGACCTGAGATGCTTTTTCGACATTACGGTTCTTATCTGAAAGATTATGACGGAAATACATCGAAGCAGACAAATCACCTGGCCGTTGTGGGAGGGAATCAGTCGGGGAAATAGTTAAGAAGATCGTTACTTAATCGACACAGCATGGACAGCTGCGAGACTGGAAAATGCACGTGTAGTGCACGTGAAAATTTTATTTTCAAAAATAGTCTTTGTAATCAATGGGGAATGTCGTTTTGTGACGCGGGTTCAACTCCCGCCAGCTCCACCAAAATTCTTGGTTGATGGTTACCAGAACCATCATCGAAGTCCTGAAAGCCCGCAAGGTGAAAGCCTTGCGGGCTTTTTTGTGTTTGTGATCTTACGGGATGATCCGCCTGAATCTGGTGATAATTGGTACACGTTTAAGTACACGCTGTAATGTGGGCCAAAAACGTGTACCAATTCATGCAGGAAATGTAGACATGGCAAGGACTACTCGCTCATTAACCAACACAGAAGTGCTACGCGCTAAAGCCGATGATAAGGATATGACACTACATGATGGCGATGGCCTTTTCTTAGGCATCAAAACCAGTGGTAAAAAACTTTGGCGCTTCCGCTATCAACGTCCCGCCACGAAGCAACGAACAATGATCGGATTAGGTGCCTTCCCTGCCCTTACACTTGCCAATGCCCGTAGCTTGAGAGCGGATTATCTTGCCTTGTTATCCAATGGGATCGATCCGCAAGTACAGGCAGAGGCTGCAGTGGAGCAGCAACAGATTGCTCTGGACAGCGTTTTCTCGACAGTGGCTGCTAATTGGTTCCAGCTTAAAAGCAAAAGCGTCACACCTGATTACGCCAAAGATATTTGGCGCTCATTAGAGAAAGACGTGTTTCCTGCCGTTGGTGGAATTCCCGTTCAACAAATTTAGGCTAGAACATTAGTAGAGGCCCTTGAACCTATTAAAGCTCGTGGGGCATTAGAGACGGTCCGCAGATTGATTCAACGTGTTAACCAGATAATGATTTACGCGGTTAACACCGGTTTGATTGATGCAAATCCAGCATCAGGTATTGGCATGGCTT